CATAAAGTAGGGCAGTTCCAGCATCAAAATTTGTCGGAGTTGAATTAGTAATGGTTAAAGATGAAATAGCAGATGTGCTGTCAATCCATCCACCCTCAATTACACCATTCGTTTCGCTTGTTCCTTGACTTCCAAAAAGATGGAAAAATTTTCTGTAAGTTGATGACGCATATTGACTAATCGTTAAATAATAACCCGCTTTTGTTGCAGTATCTGCATAAATAGTAGTTACTCCTATGTTTGTTACTGCATTTTGTTGTTGCGGAGTACCACCGCCAGTTATGCCAACAGCATATACAGAACCACTAGGAGGAGTGACATACAATCGCCAATTGCCACCCGTTGCAACGCTCGCATCTATGATAACAAGATGCAAATTTATGTAAGTTGAAGGAATTGAAGATAAAGAAATTGAAGATGAACCGGATAGCGAAGTAGTGCTAATTAAAGTCATACCACCGCTTGACGGAGTAGCCCATTCAGGAGCAGTTGCCCCCGAATTAACTGTTAAAACTTGTCCGGCTGTTCCAATAGGCAATGAAGTATTGACGTTTGATGTTGCCGATCTGTAAGCAATAGCGCCAGTCGTTGTCTGTGGGTTGAGATTTTTTGTTGTTGTATCGATCGCAGTTCCAAGCGAACGTATCGCGCTGGCTCCATCCTTAACCAACGCCGTATCGTCAGGCGTTGTCCAGCTATAATTCGTAGTGGTTGCCATTGTTCTCCTTTAGGCGACTATTGTAGCCTCAAGCCAAGTCAAGGTTGGGCTAATTGTTTGCCAAGTCTCGGTTGCTGGAACGTTATTCCAGCGGAAGGCTTGGAGTGAATATGCTATAGGTGAGACATTGAGTTCTAGGGTTAGGCGGTTATAGCCAGCTCGCCAAGTCCATCCTTCGACGAATCCTTGGAATTCTCCGTTTACCATATTGGATGGAAGATTCTGAATGTTAAGCGGTAAGCCCATAAAGACGTTAAGTAACGCATCCCGGTCGGTGTCGTCAATCTCCGGGCTTCCTATCTCAAAAGTTATGCGACTAAGTTGATATTGAGGATAGGCTCGGATGGCTAAATAAAAGTCGGCTTGATCTTCAGCATCGTTTTGATTTTTTAGGGTTGTTGCCACCGTTGCTGCTAATTGACCGTATTCGGAAATAGAAGCCGCGTCTGATTCGGTAACTGAAGAATTGCCTGAGCTTGTGTAACTGATGGTAATTGAGTTGCGAACGTCCCCAGCGCGTTTAACAATATTGAGACCCGGGCCAGTTGCGTGATTGCCGTCGAGATCGACGTAGCCATTGGCCGATAGATATTCGCCTCGGTGAGTCGAGTCAGCGTAGCCAATCCGGCCTTGAGCATCTTCATAAATATAACCAAGCCCGGAAGTTGCCAACTGGCTTACAATGGCATAGACGTTATTTAGCACATTGCTTTGAGAGTCAAGATCGTAGTTGCCCGGTCGGTCAATTTCCCCTAAACCACTATTTTGCGCATTAGCCCAAGTTACTGTCGGATTGTAATCGTTCCAAGTTAAAGCTGCTGGCACTTCATCCCAAGTATCAAAAAGAACTCCGGAAAGAATGGCGTATATCTGGTCGCCATCTTGGTCGGATGAAATGTTGCCATCAAATACGGCTCGAGCTAAACGAGCTAGTGAGCCAATGGCTATTATGTTTACGCGCTGGCTTAGAGCTGTTGATCCGCTATTGGCTACCTCGATTGCTACGTCGCTAAGGAAGCCGCCGAATAAGAAAACCCAGTCGCCGTTTGAGTCTTTGATTTCAACGGTAACTGGCATATTGAGCTCATAGTTAATCGCCGATTCATTTGTTTCTAGCAAAGAGATATTGCAATACCCAGCCGTAGGCTGTGAATAAATATCGCTGCGGCCGCTTGTGATTGTCATCCCAGCTAAGGTCGCGGATGTGACGGTCGAGCCGTTTACCTTAACGCGATATTCAGGATTCCATAACGTCATTAACTAAAGACCTATCAACTGGCTCGCCCCAGCGCCTTGTCTTCGTTCTACGCTGTTTAGAGCATCAATCATTGCCCGAGTGAATCCGGTTTGATCTATGACGGATGGAGCGTTTACGTTTATGTTAATTGCCCTACCAAATCGTAAATCTTCAGCCGAAGTTTGATTGATGCTTGGCGGAGTTTCACCAGTTAATTGAGCAACTAATCCTTGAAGTGTTGCAAAATCTTTTTCAATCTTTGATAAGGATTTTAATTGACCCGGAGTTCCGCCACCTTTAGTTCCAGCAACCGAGCCTGATAATCCTGCAACTGATGAGCCAAGTCCACCAAGAGCGCCTACTAGTCCGCTTAAAGTAGTTGCACTAGCTGCGCCGCCACCAAGACTAGATCCTGTGCTCATTTGGAAATTGCCTACTGCTCCACCGCCACCGCCTAGCGATAATGCGCTGATATTAGGAAATGGAAGACGGTTATATTGCGCAATAAGGAAGTTAATGGCATCGACGGCATTTTGGACAAGCGCCTTAATTTCAGTAACGACTCGGCCAATTATGTTAGTTATTGCTCCGATTGCTTTTCCAACGCCTTCAATAGCGCGGACTAAAGTAAACTCAAATAATGGAACTAGGTAATCTTTTGTGAACGCCCACAAATCTTGAAGGGCTTCTTTGTTATCCTCAAAAGCCTGTTTGATAGGTGCTAGGGCTCTATCTTTAGCTTCGATAAGTAATGGGATGAATCTGTTAACAATGTAATCGATAAAGGCTTTAACGGCTGGTAATAATGCCGCTCCAATAGATTCCTTAGTCTCATCAAAACGAATCTTTAGTCGATCTATTTGACCTTCAAGAGTATTAGCTTGCTCAGTTGCCGCACCACCAAAAGTCTGGGCTAGTTGCTTCATTGTGCCGTCTAATCCAAGAGATTTGATTTCAGCGCTGGATAAACCAACACCTAGTCGAGTTAGCGCTCCGGTGTTGCCTTCATACGCTTTAGATAGCGCGTTGGCAACTGCCTCAACTGATTTTCCGGTGGATGCGCTTATATCGAGAGCTAGACCTAGCGAGTCGTTGGCTTTACTTAAATCGCCAGTTGCAGTTGCTAAACGCTGGAAAGCTGGACGAAGATTGTCATCGGCGATTCCAAAGGCCAAGGACATTTGTTCGATATTCTTTTCAACTGACGCGATTTGAGCATCAGTAGCACCAGTAACATTTCTTAAAGCATTGGCTAAGCGATTCTGAGCAGCTTCATCAGCAATGGCAGATTTAACTCCATCGATTGCTAATTTGCCGGCGTAGGCGGCTGCTGCGGCTGCTGCTGCGGCAAAAGCGGCTGCTGCCACCTTGCCAAACTTTTCTAATTTACCGCCAAACCCCTGAACCTCGTTATCGGCTTGATTGAGATTCTTTTTAAGATTATCAATATCGGCGAGAATTGATAATTTTAATGTTCTACTACCCGAAGCCATTAGTCATCCCACTTTTCAACAACTTTGGAAAATCCTTCTTCCCATTTCTTAATTATGTCGGGTTGAACGCGTCGCATTGTATTCCAGATAAAATAACCTTCATTACCTTTTTTACCAAATCTAGGAGTTCTCGGCAAAAATTGTTTTAGATTATCTGATCCAAATTCAACGCCAGCCAAAATAGCATTAGTCGCTGGACGGCCTTGTCTTAGCTGAGTAGTTGCTCCACCTGAAAATCTTTGTGAAGCAAATCCAATACCAAATTCTCCAACGACGCTGCTTTTGCTGATTTTTATACCTTCAGCAATGCGCCTAGCTTGTTTAGGTCTTGGATGATTTCCGGCAGCTTGTTTTATTTCGCCAACCACAAAATCAACCAATGTTCCGGTTACTTCTCGAGCTTGGTCTTTTGCTTCATCGCCCATTTTGCGAATGACTAAAGCAATTTTTCTAAGTTCGCCCTTGTCATATTGAAAGACTCTTTGGCTATCGTCGAACGTTGCCATTTCTCTCCTTCAATACTTCCATCGCGGTCATTACGTCGTCAATATCTTCCCAATACTTCATTGGGATTCCGGTTGCTATTGCCAACTCAATAATGAGTCGATTTAGGCTTCCGGTTGCGAACCTTTTGGGTCTTCAAGGTCTCCGATTATGAGTTCATCGACGGTCAGTTCCCATACGTCGTAGGCTTTAATTGGCTTGCCAGCTGCGGCTCTGACGTAAGCGGCGTGAGCCAAGAATAGGAAGTCGGTCTGTTGGTATTCGCGAATGTCGGTCATCTTGTAAATAGACTTCCCGGTCTTGCGTTCCCACTTAGCCCACTCAGGTAGCCCAGCTGTGTAGGTTTCCTGTTCGCCGTTTGTGTATTTAATTGTTAGGTTTAATTTCATTGCTCCCGATGCTCCGATCTATTTTTTAACTGAAGGTTTCTGTTGGAGTTCCAATTACTGTCATCGTCCAAGTATCGGTGAGAGCTCCTGGAGCTGCTCCACCAGCGCTTGGGAAGATGGGAAGGACGGTAAATGCAAATACTGCTCCAGTTACGGCTGTGAACGATACGCTCAAAGCTGTGTTAGGTGCTGTTTCTGCATCTGCCCACATTGCCTCGAACAAGGATGAGGCTGCGCCCCAATCCTGAAGAAGTTCGATTGTGAAAGTCCATTGCTTATCGACGGACTTGTAAGCGCGACCATCAAGAGTTTGATAGGTCTCGATAATGGTCTCGCAGGATAAAGTGGCGGAAGTCGCTTGAGCATCATAGGACGCTGAATCCAATGTGAAAGTGACATCGCGGCCAGTTATTACTGTTGTTGGCATTGATTCTCCTTAAACGGTTTGCTCGTAGCGGACG